GAGGAGGAACTCAAGAGAAAACAGAGGAATTGTTTCCATAGTTTCAAGATGATGGAAGGAAATATTGAGTGTGGAAAATGTGGAATGTATCGAAAGAAGAAGGTTTGAAGTTCTATGTAGTCGAAATTTTGTAAAAATTTGTAAAAATTTCTTTAACCGCGGTCAAATAAACCCCATAAATTACTTTACGGCATGTAGAAATGTTCCAGTGGTTTTATGATTTCTTCATGGCGTATATTATGCCTATGGTTGCATCAATTATGTCTTTTCTCGGCATTGATACAAAGAAGGTTCATTTTGAGGACTTGAGTGGCGGTGAGGCTCCTAAGGAAGAGGATAGACAAGAAGCACCTGCACATGTTCCATCCGAGTAAAAATTGAGAAAAACAAAAAACCAAAAGAATAGCAAATGATACCTTCTATTCTTTTAGCAACAGTTCATTATAATAACGCGTGTTTCTGTTCAAATTGTGATATTGCAACACGACAGTATTGTGATAAACACTGTGAAATGGATTGTGGAATCGAATCCAGAAAAAAACTACATATTCTCAAAAATACAGCTCTTATACTCTCCTCTGCATACCAAATAGGATCCCTTTATAAAACGAGAGGAAAATCCGATAACATCTTTTATCATTACATACAGATGCAGTATTACGGTTTTCAAGAGAAAATAAAAACGGCCATTTATATGGCACATTATAAATTACCGCCCGTGTTGGTTTATAGCAAAACAGCCTTCTCATGGCCTACACGCAACCGCGTATTCAGCATAATGTCAAAACCAGCGTCCTCAATATTCTTACAGAATGCCACATCTTCACTGCACATGTCAACCAACTCCATGCCCTCTTTTCCACGCATCCTCTGAAGCTCTCGGTTAAAGAAGGGATAAGACAGCGCATCCAGAACTTCCTTGCGACAAGCAAAGAAGCCCATACCTGCATAGGATACCTTGATAAAATTGGGATTGGACAGCGTACCAGGATCGCGCTTCTCCTCTTCGGCTTTCTTGCGCTCCTGCAACTCCTCACTGAATTTCTTCACATCCTCCTCGACATCCTTGGGTTGTAGGAACTTGAAGGTGCCATTCTCTGCAAAGTAGGACTTATTCCACTCCTTCACTGCAGCAAAGTTCTTATTGTCTTGCATCATGTAATAACCAGAAACAACAGGATGCAACTTGGTGCACTCGATGAGTTCAATCAATTGAACGGGTGAAAAAACAACATCGGAATCGATGGAGACAAATACATTATACTCCTCTTTATGGAATGCTTTTTGATTCTTGCCGCGAAGAACATCAAGACCGAGCGTTTGCATACGTGCAAAGGAGACGAAAGAGCTCTTGCCAGGACTGATCTTAATATCATAGCGGTTGGACGTGAGAAGAGTGTAAATGGTGTTCGTCCAGGAGAGAAGAAACGCTTGGCTAAAATGATCGCCAGGAAGACCGATGATGACTTTTAGTTTTTTCTCTTGATTGGCTTGCGGTTGTCCAGAAGCGAGAGACTGCAAATTGGATTCACTGGGAGTCTGGCTAGATACAGTAGGCGATGATGCGGGCGTTGGAGTTACGGAAGGAACTGAAGGGTTAACAACTGTATTTTGGGGATTGATTGCATTTTGTAAGGCATTCTGCAAGGCAGAGACATTTGTAGAGTCAGCCATTCTGTATCATAGATTTGAAGCTGCTTTAAATCTTTTTAATGATTTAAGAACAATACGATATATAAAAACTATGTTACGAACCAAAACGAATCCATTTATTTATGTTATATGCAATGCCATAATTGGAGGAACATATACCGCAATGATTATATCTGATATTCGACGAGAAAGTGCATATATGATTGGTCAGAATAAAGAAATCATGGAGCGTTTAAGACATCTGGGTAAATGTTAAACCGAATAATAGACGCATTTTAATCCATATAATTTCATGCATTTTTCGAGATGCGGTTTGCATGTTTTGCACGGTTCAGAATAACCCGTGGAATGAGTCCCAGGAGAAATACGAACAACAATCATAACCGCACCATGTAATAAAGAATGATCCCCAACTTTTTTGATGACCGCACGTTCTGCATGGATCGTGCGGTCATCAAATCCACAGCCCTGGGAACGAGAACCGAGGAAATTCGACGCTGTAGCGAGAACTTTCTTTCCTTTCATAATGATGGCGATATGAATGTGTTTCAGTCGCGACTTCATGATCGCGCCTGACATATGCTTGTCGGCCATAAAGTATGCCTTCTCCAGGTTGATCATGCTTATCTGTTATGTATATATAATGTATTTTCAATTTTTATAACACACAATATTGTGTCTAGTCTACAGACGGAATAATAATTGTTTTCACTGTGGGAGGAATGGGAGCATTATCAGCATTAGGAGCATTAGGAGCATTAGGAATAGGAGCTATAAGAGCAGTTTCAGGAATTACAATTACATTCTCTTCATGCGCAGGTTTGATCTGAATACTGTGATACTCTTTTGGATGTATAGTAGGGCGTGACAGAATACGATTGCGTGTTCTCACCGATTCACGATATGTATCCATTTCCATTGTATCTTCTTTCTTTTCCATACTCATCTTGAAATTCTGAAGACGTTCATCCACTTTCTTCTGAATGGTTTCCTGAACTTGCGGAGCAAGCAATTCATTCAAGGTATTGCGACGTTGCCGCATCAAAATGGCCGCATCCACTGCTACTTGTTTCAAGCGTGATTCAGAGCTGTCATATACACTCGTATGTTCGAGAGCACCACAGATATCAGGTTTCTTCAAGTGTTTTACGTCACCAAATCGTTCTTCAAATACTACAATGGCTTCTTTCGGAATCGGCGGAGATTGTTCAATGAGGCGATCCAAATCGGAACGACAGATCTTGAGGAAGTCCATGGAATCCATACGCTCATTTGGATTTAAGGCAAGTTCCACTGCAATTAAACGTTGGAATTTGCCCCATGCGATGCTTGCGACACGATTGGATTCTTCTAGCTGCGCATAGCGTAAATAGTTTCCAATGGTAGTCAAAATACCTGCAAATAAGGATACACCACCGATGGCAAAACTGGCATATTGTTTCATGGGAGAGTTATCAGAAAAAATAGATTGCACACCAAAACTAGCTGTTCCGCCGAGAGTGGTTAAAATAATCACGGGAAGATTGATCCAGAGATTTTTGCCATGATAGATTTTTTCCGCATTGTCGTGAAGCCAGCGATAACACATGGCGATGTCACTCCATTCTGCCATGAGTTGTTCTTGTTCTTTTGACCATCCGTTTAAGAATCGCTTTTCTTCATTTTTATCCTTCTTTGGGGATACAGATCGTGCACTCATTCTAGTATCACTCTATTTTTTATATTTCTTATCCAATCCCATTTTATAAAGACCCTCCACATCTTTCTCTGTTAGCGCAGAGATGTCGATCTCTTTTGGAATGGAAATAAATCTCGGTTTCTTTAATCCTTTCTTCATGATGTAAGGACCATACTCTCCAACACGAACTGTATATTCTTTGAATTCTGTTGTTTTTATTGCTGCTTTTGCTTGCAACCTCTGTATTGTTTCTTCGAGAGGTTCCATGAGAAAGGGTACCGAGATTTCTCCGCATTGTACATACTCTCCAAACTTCCCTGTTTTCTTCTCAATGGGTTGACCATTCCATGATCCAATTTCTGTTTTCTCCTTCTCTTTCTTCTCTCGCTCTTTTTGATTGAGCGCATCATATCGATCCTTGTAGGATGTCCATGTATCATGAACCACTGCTTTCCAGTCTTCTTTGCCTTCTGCCACCAAGTCAAGGCGTTGTTCCATACGCCCTGTAAATTCATAATTAAAGAGATCGTCAAAATGTTGAAGCATAAAGGTAAGTACAGAGCGCCCTAATGGAGTGGGAACCAATTTGTTCTTCTCTGCAGCAATCTTCTTGTCCTTCACAGTACTCTGTATAACGGATCCAAATGCAAGGGTGTGTTCTTTTACTTTCACGGTGCGTGCAGGAATAGTTGCCACAGATACGTAGTGTTTCTCTTGAATGGTGGCTAACAACGATGCAAAGGTGGAGGGGCGACCGATCCCATGTTTCTCTAGTTCTCTAATCAAGGTGGCTTCTGTATAGCGTCCCGTTGCTTTGGTTTCTTTTGTGGCGGCTTTCATCATTGTCCATCCGATTGTAGCTCCTACTGGAATTTGTATGGCTTTGTCCCACATACTTTCATCATCTTTCTCTTCCTCTTCGCCATCGATCTGTGCAACACGACCGATGGTTTGCCATCCAGGGAATGTAGTTCGTTTCCATCGCGCAGTCCAGAGGAAATCATCGAGATCGATCTTTACAGTGCATGTTTCACCGCGTGCAGCAGCCATGACACTTTGAACGGTGCGCTGCCAGATCAGACGATATAAAGATGCACCGTCTCCTTCTACTTCTGTTCGTTCAATGTGAGTGGGACGAATGGCTTCATGGGCTTCTTGGGCTTTTACTGCGTCTGCTTTAGCTTTTTCTTTCTTTTGTGTCCCTATATACTCCACACCATAATGTTCAGTAACCCATCCTTGTATAGCAGTCACCGCATCTTCAGACAGAACCGCTTTATCTGTTCGCATGTAGGTGATATGACCCGCTTCATAGAGGCGCTGGGCAATCATCATGGTAGTCTTGGGATTCATTCCAAAGAGAGCACTGGCTTGTTGTTGTAACGTACTGGTCATGAGAGGTGGTGGAGCGGCAGCTGTCCAGGGTTTCACATCATTTGCTACAACAGTGCCTTTGGTGGATGCTACATTTTCCATATAATTCATGGCTGATTCTTCATCTTCGAGATCGTCATCCATGGTTCCTAGGAACCCAGTTCCTAGGTAAATCCACTCCACGCTAAGTCCCCAACTCGATTCTGTCTTGAATTCCGCAATGGCATCTTCCCGTTCAACCACCAATCGAATGGAAGGGATCTGGCAGCGTCCAGCAGACAGACCAGATGTAACATGCTTCCAGAGCAACGGACTCATCGTGAATCCAATGAGGAGATCTAAGAGAGATCGAGCCTGTTGGGTATGAACACGATTCATATCAATGGTGCCTGGATTTGCAATGGCGTGTCGAATCGCCTTTTCAGTGATTTCTGTAAAGGTGATGCGTTTAACATTTTTGAGTTTCAGAAGGACTTTAATAGAATATGCAATCTGTTCCCCTTCGAAGTCACGATCGGCAGCGAGATATACCTCAGCGCCTTTTGCCGCTTCTTTCAGGGTCGCTATCGCTTTTGACTTTTCTTTTAAGAATTCGTACGTCGGCTCGTATCCATTCGTTAGGAAATTCAAGTCGTGTGTGAGACCGCGGATGTGTCCCATAGATGCAACGACACGCCATCCTGCGCCGAGGAACCCTTGAATGGTCTTTTGCTTGCCTGGACTTTCGATGATAAGGACGTTCATTTTGATTTTCTTGAACGATTTTTCTTTGTCAATTTTTTCGTAGTACGTCTACGCCGACCGCCTTTTGCGGCTTTTGCGGCTTTTGCTTCATTAGCTTTTACCGCATTGATAACTCTTTTTCTTGATGCTGCATTGCTTTCACTTAATCCTTTATACTGATGGTTAAACTCCTTTTTTGCATTATTTGGATTTGCATTTGTCGGTATGGCTGTCAAAGGATTTCCTTCAACCCGTATGATATCACCAATGCGTTGTAATATTATTTTTTCATTTATTTCTTCATTTGTTTCTTTTTTTAGTTTGTTTATATATGTTGTAAGAAATTCTGAAAATTTTTCTATAAATACGTTTCGTGCAGTTATTTTATTTCTTTTGCGTAATTCTACATCTAAATTACCATACCACTGGTTATACAAACTATTAATATAAATTTCATCAATTTGCATAGTTAATGCCACATGTTCTGCAAATGTTTTAGCTTTTTTAGTCGAAAAAAATGAAGGTTTAAACGCTTCATTAAAAGCCTCATTAAAGGCGTCTTCATTGCGTATATTTGCTGCCATCTCTATTATATATATTTAATTTCGTCGAGTTCGCTTATTATGTTTGCGTGATTTGCACTGTTTGCGTTTGCGGGTGCCGCCTGAAACTTTATTACATTCTACGAATAATTTATCTATATCTTCTTTTGTACGTGGAAAAGTTACATCTGATATTTTTATTTCTTTACCATCTTTTTCTCTACTATTTTTATCACATGATATAATAGTAACAGTCTGATTAGTGTGATTATACGATTTAATTTTACCAATCAATGGTTTAGTTAACTTGTTACCAAAACCTAAAAAACCTCTACCAATAACTTGTTTACCTGCTTCTACCTTCACAGGTAATCCATTATTTATATATATATCTATCTTAGTTACATCAAATAGTCCTTTTAGTGATTCTATTACTGTATCATTTGTAAACGTTGACGTATTTTGTGGAGGTTGTAATGATTTATTTTGTGCTGATAAATATGTTAATGCGTTAAACTTCTTTTTTGTTAATGCGTTTTTCTCTTTAATTTGTGCGAAAGGTGTAGTGATTGATGAAGGAAACACTGTCATGTTCATATCCTTAGGATAAATACCCTTAAATTTGCTCATTACTACCTTAATCCCAACATTTAAAACCTAACCCCCACTCTAATCAGATGGCAACGATCAACCAATCGAGTGGCCAAGGTGCTCTCTTTGAACTTGTTGCACGCGGTATCAAAGATAATTATTTCGTAAAAGATACCAAAGACAGTGTCTTCCCTTACGATGCTCGATACGGATCCTCTCTCCATCATCTGGCAGAGCGTCGGACAACCGTTCCACTTTCACGCACGAACTTTGGAGGATCCTTCGAAGTCGAGATTGACACCTTTGGAGACATTCTCACCGAATGTGCATTAGAAATCGATCTCCCCACATGGCTCCCACCACTCCCTACAGAGCTCAACGGGCAGCCCACTAATCCATCGATTGCAAATGGACTCTATCCGATTACCACCGCAGATCAGGCTGCAACATCCTATGGTTATGTCAATGGTATAGGATATTTCCTCTTCGAATCCATCCAATTCTATCAAGATCAAATGTTGATCCAAGAATGGAGTGGTGATCAACTCTACATCAAACAACAGACGGAAGGATCGTGGAACAGCAGTTACTTGGCACAGAATAATGCAGGAATCTCCTTAGATGGTACAGAATCTCGTACGATCCAGTTGCGTGCCACACCGAACCATCTTCGTATCTATCTCCCTTTGCCAGGCATGCAATGCCCGAAGGATCCTGGATTCCCACTCATTGCGCTCCCTTCACAGACCTTTCGGATTAAGGGCACGTTGAGAAAACTGGAGAATCTTGTTGTTTGTTCGGATCCTACCATTTATAAGCCCGCTCCTTGGAATGTTCCCCAATTCTCTATCGCGTACCCAACGGGTGCCTATACATTTGCACCGAAACCCCTGGTAGACATTGGACAACCGACAATTCTACTGTCGACTGTGCAACACTACATTAATCCAGAGGATCAAGAGGAAATACGATCCAAAGTGATACAGATTCCGTTTCGAAAGCAGTTTGAGAATCGATTCACCTTTGGGGAACTGGATTACATTCCATTGGATAAAGGAGGCGGTGCCGTTGCAACACGGTATATTGATGGACGCCATCCAGCGGAACGCCTTCTATGGTTTTTCAGGAATCAGAATGCGGTCGATCAGAATCGATTGGATTACATCCAGAATGATTACTTTGATAGGAATCCTGTGACAGCAACACAGCCTTATACAGTGCCTTATGGTGGATTTGCGTATGGAATGAAGTTGAACATTGCGGGGAAGGAGCGAGAAGATTTTTATAATTCGTCATTATGGAATCAGATGGTGCCGTGCGCAAAACATGAGAAGTATTCGTATGTGGGATCGATGATGTGGTCAACGGGTGACAATTATGGAACAGTCTATCCTGCACCGAGAGCACCTGAGGGGACAGTGAACTTTACAACAGCAGATAGACCGACCATGTATATCCAGTTGGCAAATATTACGTCAAATATCATCTTGGGGCAGCGCAAGGCAGAATTCAGAGTGTATGTGGAGTCATGGAATGTATATGAAATAGCGAATGGAAGAGGTAGAATTCTTTTCGCGAATTAGAGTTTAATTCGCGAATTAAACTTTGTTTAATGAGCTTGCCTTTAAAGGCTCGCGAATTAATACAGAATATAAATCTAGACTATTATCTATATACAATGCTAAATATCATAACGATTGTAGTATGTGTAGGTGCGTATTATACATTCATTATTCTGTATATGATTCAAAAAGAAAGTTGTATAATTAAGACACAGAATGAAGAAATCATTGAACGATTAAAAAGGCTTGAGGCCTAATTGTAAAGACCTGATTAAAAAGACCTAAAATTAAAATGACATATACTAGTAACATGAATATTGGAATTATCATTGCAATACTCGTTTTACTTATAATGTTTTTGATAGCATGTATTTGTTGTCTAATTACAGATATCGAAGAAGAGGATGGAAAGGGAAGGTATGTGAAGATCTAAAGGCACTACGCTTTAAAACCACTACGCTTTAAAGCCACTTCTGCAAACAGTGTAATGTATACATTACACTGCATTACAAAACGGATTATTTAAATCCGTTTTTCATCCATGCTGCAACCTTCTGCGTATCTGATGATTGAAACAATGGCTGAGGAACACCATTCACAATTGCCAGAAAAGACGGAATGGTATTGACTCCACAGTAAGCAGGTGTATCTTCATTCTCATCCAGATCACAGTCATACCATTTGATTTTATCACTAAGTCCAAGAAGCATGTCCTTGTCAATACGTTTGCAGGGATTACACCATGTTGCCCCAAACTTAATCATAACAATAGGATCACTTCCCTGTAGCAACTGTTCGAACTCCTGATGGTTTTGGAGGGGTATCATCTTTTGGCTCATTCTTCTTAAAGTTTTTATAAATTCCTGATGAAATCACGAGGAATATTGTACCTAGTAATGTATAGGGTAAGAGATTTAAGTTACCGCCACCTGCTTGACCTGGTTCTTTCATTTGATTTTGCCCAGGTTCTTTTACGTTTTCTTTAGGTGCAGATGATTGTGCATTAGAGGCATGATTTACATTAGATAAAGGTTCTGGTTGTGTCTTTTCTGTTTCTGTTCCATTTTCTTTCTTTTCTGTTTCATTCATTTTCTTCATAAGATCACCAGCAGCAGCTCCAAGTGCACTCAGATTAGCACCTTGTATTGCATTTGTAGCATCCATACTATCTGTCAATGAACCACTCGTACCAATAGACATCTCCATAGAACTCTTTTTCGGTGGTTTATCCTGTGTTTTCTGCATTGCCTTCTGAAAATCTGCTGTTTTTGTACTCGAATACAGCGCAGCAGCAGGTGTAAATTGACTACCTGTAACAACATTCGCCACACCTTTCACAACATCTTTAATATTGCCAGTAGTCTGTGCCAAAAATTCAGTGCCCTTCAAAAATGGAACCGCGGCGGGTCCAATCAATTCACTAATGAATTTTGTAATGAATCCCCCAAATCCACTTGCACCCATATTGGATCCAAAGAAGCCAGGATTCATACCAATGACTCCTTTGGGATTCATTAAGAATTGTACTATATAGTATCCCCATGCAAGGAATGCAAGAGGGAAAAAGATAATGGTAATGCATGACAATAGACGAAATACTCCAATCTCTGTATCACCTAACAAAAACGAATCTATTCCAATAATCCCTCCAAAGAAAAGTGCCAGCGAATAGATAAAGAATCGTAAATGTTTACCATCAGGCTCTTCATCTGCCAATACACCTGATGCAATACGAATCCCTGGAAATCCAGGAATGCCTAAGCCATATACACGCACTACTTTCTCATTAAACAATGCTTGTACTGCATCCCACATCCACCATATTCCAAAAAATGCCATATTGACAATGAACTTTGCAATGAATGTACCAGGAGAACGTAAATAAAGATGATCTAGTCCTAAGAATCCACCCACAATAGACAGTGCAATAAATACATTATAGGATAAAAAGGCACCGCTACCTTCTCCATCTGCATTATTATTGGAATCACCATCTTTCCAGAATTTGAGCTGAGATACAGCGCTCATTACTTAGCGTTTTTATCTTTTTTTCAGCATCTTATACACCATTAAATGGTAAACAGAAGTCCGCCAAATCCGTTAATCACACGGAATATATTGTAATTGTGACCGTAAACAACAACGCGACAGTTACCACGCTGCTGATACGATGGTAATAATGGACTTGTTAGCGCAGTATTCATCTGGATTTGCCACGTGATACTGTCAATCCGACTGGCATTCATCGAACCCGTTGGTTGAATGTCTTCGGGTCGTAAGGCAAAACAGTAATTATAAATATACGATTCAACCGGAGTGAACGTGTGATGATCATATGGCTGCTGTACACGGAAAAATAAGGCATTCCGTGATGCAAACCGATCATATCCATCCAATTGTAAAATGGCACTGTCTAATAAATCTGTGCGGCCTGTGGGAGCAATATAGGCAGCGCCAGTAATATTGGCCACTCCAATATTATTCACATTGGGTGGTAATAACAATCCATTGGCGGGTTCATTGATTGCCAAGCTGCTGTAATTAAACCATTCATTACGATTGATCATGGCATCTCGTTGAACTACGAATAAGAACTCTTTAATGGGGTGATTGAAGTCCACCGATATGGTCGCCGTATTTTGATTGCCCGTCAGTGAATAAGGTGGAGTGTATTGCACTTGCTCAATGACATATTCATGAGTCTGGCTCACGAAGGAACGACGTTCTTCCACATCCAAATAGACATAATCGCCCCACATCAGCATGTTCATGATGGGTGTGACACAGTTCACTTGTACCGTGCAAGCGGGCATCCAATTGGCCTGTGAGTCAGACGGCGGTGGAATCCAGAAGAGTTGTTGTAGGGGACGGAGTGTGATATTGATACGGATGGGACTGTACTGGAGCGCGATCAAGGGTAAATAGAGTCCAGGATTATTACAGAAATAGAACTGCAGAGGAATGGTCACTTGGAGTCCCATAGGACCAGGTACAATGTTGGGGGGTTGATAGTTATCGATTCGACCAACCATACGATTGAGTGCTGCACGTTGATCCAGACTCGTCGTCATTTGAGTCCAGATTTCCATCCATTCACCCGTCTGTTTATCGATCTCTTGTTCACCAATTTCAAGGGAAATCTCTTGAATGAGAGCATGTCCAATGGAGTTTGTATAGGATAAGACGTTGCCGTTCACATCACGAATTAGGGGTAAAGTGACATCAAGATAGACACGACCAAGAAGATCGCCGCGACGAGGGATCAAACAGGTCACACGTTGCCCGAAGTTGGGTGTACCATCAAAATACATGGCTTGGGGTTCAATCGCAAAATTAGTGTGACGACGATAGACCATTTTAAAAAACGTGAGCTGTGGGTTGCCCGTGAGGAAAGCATCTTGCTTTCCTGTTGCAACAAGTTGTAATAAGCCACCACCAGCTGTCATTCTGTTTACTGTTCCGGAACTTTAACTTTATATTCAAATCCATAAGATTTCATTAGAATCTAAGTAGAATGTATCCCTTTGGTGGTATCAATTCTGTTTCGTTTGGAACAGCAGCAGGATCAACGAATCAAGGATCAACATGTGTCGCTATTGGATATTTGGCAGGCGCTGTCAATCAACCCGCCAGCAGCATTGTTCTTAATGCATCTGGTTCACTTGTCTCAGGTATATCGACTAATTCTTGTTATATATCACCAATCCGTTTAGCAAAGGGATCTTCCCTTGTCATGTATGATCCGATCCGAAAAGAACTATCTCAAACCAATCAATTGCCAGGCACGTTCACGTTTGAGAATCTGTTTGTGACGAGTACATTTACGCTACAGGAACTCGTCTATTCTACGTTAAAGACGGGTGCTATTTCAACCAATCTGTTAATTGTGGCATCCACGATTGCAACATCCACTATGACACTGTCTACATTAACAATGCCTGGTATCTTCTTTGATGGATACAACATTAATACCAATTACTTGGGAGTGAATTCGATGGATGCAGGATTGATGCGATATTCTACTCTGAAGGGATCGAGTATTCAGGCAATTGATGTATCTTCAGATGCAATTGCAGCAGGAATTATCCAAAGTTATATATTCATAGGATCTAGTATTCAAGCAGATGATGTGACATCTGTTACAATTGAGGGAGATATCATTGGATATTCCTCTCTCATAGGATCGAGTATCATAACAACAGATATGAATGCACAGAATATCACTGTGCAAACTCAAAGATATTCCAGCATGATGGGATCGAGTATTCAGGCAGCAGATGTGAATTCCCAGAATATCAATGTGCAAACTCTGGGATATTCTTCTCTCATAGGATCGAGTATCATAACAACGGATGTAAATTCCCAGAATATTACCGTGCAAACTCTGGGATACTCTAGCATGGTAGGATCAAGTATTCAGTCAATGGATGTGAATTCCCAGAATATTACTGTGCAGACTCTGGGATATTCTTCTCTTGTAGGATCGAGTATTATTGCTACAGATATGTTATTGCAGAACATTGCTGTGGATGCATTAACCTATTCTACATTGACAGGATCAAGTATTGTAACAGATGCTATGTATTCGAATACAATTGATGTGAATATTGTTACTTATACCACACTGAATGGTACAACTATTAGTGCGGATACGATCACAACATTTGAGCTACTATCAAATACCATTGAAGGGAATGAGATTGGATATTCTAGTATGATGGGATCCAGTATTCAGGCAAATGTGATCCAAACACAGGCAATACGATCCCTTTTCATTTTTAATTCGAGTTTCTATGGATCCAGTATTGCCACAAATGATGTCAATACAGGTAATCTTGTGATAGAAACAGGCCAATTCTTAACTCTGGGAGGATCAAGTATTGTAACAGATGATGTGAATTCCCAGAACATCACAGTGCAAACTCAAGGATATTCCACACTTGTAGGATCGAGTATTCAATCTATCGACTTGAAATCTCAGAATATTACCGTGCAAACCCAAGGATATTCTACCATGGTGGGATCGAGTATTCAGACAACTGATGTGAAATCACAGAATATTACAGTGCAAACCATGGGATACTCTTCCATTGTGGGATCAACGATTACAACGAATACCATTAATTTACAGAGAATGCATGCAGATGTTATGACATTTTCAAGCATGACAGGATCAACGATTGACGCAACTAACATGAATTCACAGAATATTCAAGGGCAGGTAATTCAATTCTCTACCCATGTGGGATCCAGTATCCAAGCAAATGATGTGAATTCCAATACGATTGAATATGCTGCAATGGTTGGTTCAAGTATTAATGCAAACTATGTGAAGGCCATTACATCTGAGAGTGATTATGTATATTATACCATTGCAAGTGGATCGAGTCTTCTGGCAAATGATGTGACTTCTCTAAATATCACAGTACAAACTCAAGGATACTCCACGCTTACAGGTTCAAGTATCCTAACAACAGATGTAAATTCCCAGAATATTAATGTGCAAACCCAAGGATATTCTACCATGGTGGGATCGAGTATTCTGGCAATCGATATCAATTCATTGACAATAAATGGAAGTACGATTGTATATTCTACTCTGCGCGGCTCTACTCTGATTGGATCAAGTATTCAAGTAACCGCGGTGAATGCAAGTACCATTGAAGGACAGACGATTGGATATTCTACACTGATTGGTTCTACTCTGTATTCAAATACGATTAGTGTAAATACTCTGTCAACAAATGCATTAGGTGTACAGAATATTACTGTATCAAATGCAATTACAGTATCCTCCCTATCTTCATTAAAAATGACAACATCTTCTCTCTCGGGAAATACTGTATTTGTAAGTACTAGTCTGGGAATTGGTAAAGTAGCACCTCAATATGCATTGCAATGTGTTGGATCTATTCAGGCCACGAATTTAACGCATTTTAATTGGAATTGCAATACGCTAGGTGTAAATAATCAGGCGCCAATTTCATATTGGAAAATAGCATCTCTTGGGAAATCATCGAGTAGTGCATATGGACAGCTCAGTATCAAAGGCACACTTGGTGGATGGATTAATACAAATACAATGAGTATTGATATTACATTTATGGTACGTGAGGGGCTTGTTATCGAAGGTATTGTAAAAGCACTTAGTTATTCAGGTGCAGTTGCGGCAATGGACATTGTGTATTATAATAATAATACATTGAATACATATGATGTGTATTTAGCAGCACCAGTATCGAACTATCTGTCATTTGATCTGGATGTTGGTTCAAGTGGAATACAAACACAACAAACGATTGTATTATATGATCCAGCAACAACTGTAGTTCAGAATACATCACCAGGTGCATTGGTATCCATTACTGCACAGTGTCAGATGTATATTAATGGATCCAATGTGGGGATTGGTACTGCTGCGCCACAATCTGCATTATATGTTTATGGTCAATCTGCAATTAGTCAATATCACGGTTGTATGTCTGTTAAACATTCACTGGCTCCATCTGTATCATGGTCATGTGGTGCAAATTATACAGGGCAATTTGTGATCGCAAATATTGGTAATGGTAGCACTACAGTGCCACTTGGTGTTCAACTCACTCCAGGAAATCTATCGTGGGCATCTTATTCTGATCAGCGAATGAAACGTAATATTAATACTCTTGATGCATCATTATCATCTATTATGCAGTTACGACCTGTTACATTTAATTATAAAATGGATGATGTTGATGAAATACCACGCTCAGGATTTATTGCACAAGAAGTGGATGCGGTTTATCCTAATGCAACAAATTGGATTGTGACAGATACAAAAACAATGTATACAGATGATGATGGTAAAGAATATAGTGCACTAAGTGTTTCTACAACAGAACTCATCCCTTATTTAGTGAAATCGATTCAAGAATTAGCTGCAAAGAATGATGCTCTAGCAGCACGTGTTTCTACTCTTGAGGCTCGTTAAAAGCATTAAAAGCATTAGAGTTTCTCCAATAATTCATCCGTGGTCAACATGAATAACCACATTCCTGTCATTCTACATTTCTGCAGAGCAGCAAGAGGTTTCTCTGCAGTAGTATAGTCAAGTGCAACCATTGCATTTAATCCCATTAATTCTTGTTCGATATCCTCTGCATTCGGATCTTCATACAAATCATAGGCTCGTTCAAACAAATCAATGAGACGATTGCGATTGAAATGGGGTCGTTGTGGTTTTGCAGAAAGGGAGAGATGGATGACATATCGCTCTGACCATGTATTTGTTAACATCTCTACTGTTTCACGTTTATGTGCAACAGTGTCATGCATATACAATTCAGGAACGGGATTGCTTTTATTGAGAGATTGGAAGAAATCAATGATGTCACCATTGGTTGCATTGAAGCGCACATTGAGAAGGACATGCGATGAAAGTAACCAGCTCAAATCTCCATCTTCTGTAATGTAATCAATATCAGATTCAGCGAGCATCTGTAATGCAGTATAACGATGAATGCCATCCACCACTGCATAGATGCCATCCGAATATGCAAGATAAAATACGGTTTCAATGGGTTTTTTGACTTTACAGATGTATTCTGCAATTTCCTTGCAACGTACAGTATCAGGCGCACGATTGTGTTTCCAGTTTTTAACAGGTAAGGCAAGAAAGTCACGAATGGACATTTTCAGTACTTTGTGTGTAGCAGAGTATTCATGAACAGTTTGTGACATGGTTTGCCAGATACTATAAATAAAGCACTGTCAATTTTTATAAAAAAATAATCTCCGCTTCATTCATGCAGCAACTCTTTTACCAAAGTTGCGTCTCAGGTGACACGGACACCGTAAAGAAGCTACTCACTCCCCCAGTAATGGATGCATTAACACCGCCATCTGTCAATCCAAATCTCTGTCATTCTGTACTTTTATACAATTATGGAATTCAAATTGCCTGTAAACATCATCATACGGAAATGGTAAAATTACTTCTGGAGTACAAACCGATGGTACCCTATATTGATTTTACCATGTCAAACTGTTTTGCGTTCTTCACAATCTGTAAAGAAGGGTATGATGATATTGTTCGTATCATTCTACATTTCAATCAGGCACAGCTCAAACGTTATTTACCACAATGTATTAACCTTGCATGGAAACATAGTCAACATGCGGTCATACGCGTATTAGAAACACCACGACTCTTTCAGACATTTATCATGGAGCCTGTAATGGATTATAAGGTAGCATTGGGTATGCAATTGTTGTCGTATCAGGATTGTTTAATGATAGAACAACGTAAACATGCAGTACAATTTATGACGGCTTATTTTTCATGGATTTTTCCACTGTTACCGAGAGACATTGTGACATGGATTTGCCAGTTTTAATTACAAATCCTGAATCTTCATCGCCGTTTCGGAATGAAGCTCCAAGCTACGAACCAGATTGAGCGTATGCCAGCCTACCATCGCAAAGGTAACCATGAGTAACATTTCATATGCAGAACGCGCAGAGTCACGCCCTCTGTATCCAACAAAAATGAGCAAGGGGGCGACGATGAGAATATGGATGAGGTTGATATAAGAGCCCGTATGGAAGTATCGGAAAGCATGATACAGTAGTATAAATGCACCAACAATCATAAGTGCCTGGAACGCCCAAAGAGGTGTTGCAGATCGTT